ACTTCTTCGTCTGTAATTACAGAATAGTTGCTTGTTGGTTCTAACGCTGGTTTGTAATCTGGAACATCCCATTGTATTAAACCCCAATCTTTTAGGCTTTCTTCATTCCATTCGTTTGATAGGTTATCCCAATCCCATTCTCCAGCACCTAAATTATCTTTAATCATAAACTCGACTTGCTGGTCTGGTGTTAGATTATCCGCTTTAATTACTGGCACCTCTTTTAGTCCAGCTTCTTTACAAGCCTTTAATCTCATATTACCACCAAGCACAACCATATTTTCATCTACGATAATAGGTCTTAACTCAAGCATTTCTGGAAAGTCATTAATTGACTTTACTAGGTTCTTGAATTTTTTATCCTTAATTATTCTAGGATTTTTAGGATTCGGTATTAACTCGGATATTTTTACCTTTACAATCATAATGTATCTATTAAACTTTCTATTCTATTTAGTATTTTAATCTTAATCGTTACTCCGTTTCCAAGCGTATCAATGTCTTCCATTTCCCTTAATATCTCTATTAATGCTTGTATCTCTTGAAGTGCACTGACATTTATAGGATTCATTACTTTTTGTCTATCTCCTTTAACTTGCGTTCCGCCCAATCGATTCCCTCATCTCCGCCCCAAGCATCCCACATTAATTTACCACAACCTTCTCCGTATGGAACATCTTTGCTTTGTTGATGCCTACGAAATGAAGACATTCTAGCAATGGTATCTCTAGAAATAGGTTCACGATTCGCTAATTGATTTGCACGAACCTTTCCTACTTGAGTTCCGCAACCACCCCAGCCATTTTCTTCCGCCCATTTTAATGCACGTTTTGCATTTTCTGTTGCTGACTTTGGGTAGTCGTTATATGTTTCCTCTGCATAAATACCTTTTGCCAACAATGCTTTCCAGACATCGTTGGCTTTTTGTTCGGTATCATAAATGCAATCGGAATTACCAACACGATACATTCCATTTGAACATTTATAAACTGGCATTATTTTTTAGGTTTAGATACTTCTTTTTTTGCTGAAGATAACTCATTGTACTTGGTAGCAAGATACAAAGTATGTAGCATCTCTGCAACACAACTATTACACCATTTGTTTACAAAGAAATTAGCATCGATTTCTTCTTGATAAACTTTCTGTAATGCTAAAACATCTGCCTCTAATAGGTTAGCGATATAACCAGCATCTGTTAGTGTAAGCCAATGTGATTTGTACTTGTCTAAAACTTTTTTGTTGTCTAAATTTTTCATAAGAATTTTTTAAATGTAATTGCAACGATTGACGCACCAAAGCCAATCATTAGTGAAAATAAAATATTTGTGTAAATTAATCCAGAACCAAATCCTATCCAGAAAGATAGGCAGTAGCCACAATCAAATGGTTTAATCCTACAAGGTACTTTAAAGTCATTATATCCTTTAACACTTTTACCAATGTTAAACTGATTTAACAACCATCTAGAAATGGCTTGTGGCACTCCAGATACTTCTGCGAAGCTAAATCCTACACAAGCACTTCCCAAAACTAATAATAACTCATTCATTGATTTCTAATTTTATGTTTGCTATCGAATTCTTTACTGCATTAGCTATTGTCCTAATCGGTATTCCAGTATCTTTAGCTACATTTTTGTATGTTCCTAATTGTAAATATAATTTTAGTATTTCTCGTTCAAAGAAACGTAAGTTCTCAAGCGAGTCTTCTACCCGAACCATTCTCTTTTCTTTTATCTCCCATTCTGGTTCGTCTTGAGTATCGTAAATAACATTAGAGTATAATATAGCATCAGCACTTTCAATCATATCTTCATTTGCTAAAGCTATTCCCAAATTCACATTCTTGATATTCTGGTAGTAAAATTTAGAGTTTTTGCTCCGATACTGGTTTAATGCTATGCGTACAATGAAAAACTTTAATGCTTTCTTATTGTGCATATCAATTATCTTCTGCTCATCGTATTCGCAAATAATAAGAAAAACATCTTGCCTTAACTCTTCCCACCATTCGTTTGCTACTTTCTTAAAGAAAGCTACTACTTCTGGATTTGTGAAGTAAGATGTAACTATATCATTAAATTTCATTTTGCATATACCTATCTATAATATCTATTGTCTGGTTAAGTCCTACGCTGAATGTAGCATAGTAGCCAATACTATTTAGGTAGCCAATGTAATCGCTTTGTTTCTTTATGTGTTCATCACTTTTCAACACTCCGTCTTTTCTAAAAGGTGTTTTGCCTTGTGCCTTTAGTTCTATAACCAAACAAGCGTATTTTCCATTGTTGAAAAATATGAATAAATCGGGTGTTCCTTGCCCAGCTTGTCCAAGTGTTTTCGCTTTCTTTGCCAAATATATCGGTAACCTTGCACCCGAAAGATAGTTAGCCAAGAACCTTACTTTCGGATATTTCAAACGCAAATAATTTACTACTGCAAGTTGAACAATATCTTCAGCGTTTTTCACAAATTTTCTATTTCTTGTTTAACTTCGTTCCAATAATTTGACCACATTACAGAATCTTCTTTTGTTGGGATAAACCAATCAGCGTTTAACACTTCATCTACTGCTATTACAGAAGATTGTTTAGCTATATTTCTCCAATTTGGAGTTGGATAGCTTACTAATTCATAATACTTATCAAATAACTCTTTTGCTTTTTCTTTTGGTGTCATAACTCTTTATGTGCTTCTAATTGTTTCTCTAAATCTCTTGTGTATTCTATTAGGTATGGTACATTAAACTTTAGTCTTTCCATAGCTACATTCGTTTGCTGATACTCATTATGCATTCGGTCGTAATTATGTTTTATGTACTCTATATTTTTTATTATCTGCTCGTCTGCATTATAATCAATTAAATCCCTTAATAGTATCTGTATATCAAATCCAGCCTTTAGATACATTAGCTGATTCTGGTGTAACATTTCGTATGCACCTATTACATCATACAATTCGCTTATTAGTTTGTCTTTACTTTTCATTAGAAATCAAATTTAGTGTTAGGTTCTAGGTTTCCAGCATCTCTGTTTCTTGTTAGTAGTTCGTTGTACTCTAGTCCGAAGTAGATGCCGTTATTCTTCTTATGTAGTTCGTTATCTTCGTATGGGATTCCAGACTTGTCGCTAAATCCTCGTGGCGGTCTCCAGAGTATGATAAAAGCCATTGCCTTACGGAAGAACGACTGCCCTCCAGAAGATTGTCTTGGGTGTGGTGGCGGGTAGTATGTTATACCATTCTCTGTTATTGGTGCTTGTTCTTGAGGGTGCATACAGATATAGATGTGCTTTTCCTCTTTCTTTGCGTATCTTCTTAACTTCCCTATTGCGTCTTCGATGTATAAATCTTGTCTGGTATTGAAGTCCTTCATATCGTGCTTGACCTCATTATATGGGTCGAATAGGATATTATCTATCTTTATCTTATTCTCCGCTTCTAGTAGCCGTACTTGATTTAGTACATCGTCAAAGCTAAAACTATTTTCGTCATTATCTACGATGTAGAATTTATCGTCTAGAAAGTTGATAGCGTTGTAGATTTCTGCTTCTGTACAATGCTCGAAGTCCGACTGGAAGAATTGCTTTTTGCAGTATTTAGAGATTAACTCTTTACCGATGTCCTTGTAATCTCCAGTTTCTGGTGTAAAGATAACGTGCTTCTGTCCGTACTTTATTGATAGGTTAAGAAGTATCTCTAGGTTAAACTCTGTTTTACCGCTATGCGGTGATGCTAGTATGAAAGTCATTGACCCGCTTTTGCGTGTGTAGAATTCATCTAGGGTGTGGAATCCACAATAGTCGCCTCTTTGTATGCCAGACTTATGGAATGTTAGTAGTTCTGGTTGGAAGTCTGTTAGTTTTCGTATCATAGTTTAGTTTATTGGTATGGCAAAGTTAGTGATATTTTTTGATATTTTGTACTCGTCTTTAAACCAGTTAGCATTCATCTTCTGTTTCCAGTTTTTGACCTCTCTTCCATTCCTATCTTTCCATTCTCCCGCCTCGTAATAATCGTATGCTCTCTTACCTAACTCTTCCCTATATCCATTATCTGTAAAATACGCTACTACTTGCTCTAAAGTAGGTTTTATTTCTTTTCTTTTATTTTCTTTTGTTGGATTTTGTTCAACACTTGTTAGCACTTGTTCAACACTTGTTGAATTTTCTTGCCTCTTTTGTGCAGAGAGAAGACCAGCTTCCTTACGTTTCTGGCTTATGCCTTCCATTTTACCGATGTTCTTCATTACTCGTTCACTCCAGATGTACTCTTCGTCTTGTACTAGTAGTTGAACTTCATTTATGCAAGTGTCTATAAACTGATTTACAAATTCTGGGTCGCATTTCATCTGGTTTGCGATACCTACGATTACATATTTCTTGTTTTGTATCTTATGTATATCGCTTGAGTGTAGCATTTCGACTATTCTCCACCATAATCCGTACCCTAATCCACCATATACTGATAGTATGTACTGAATTTTAGGGTCTGATGTTGGCTCGTAATCGTGCTGGAAGTAGTATGTCTTTTTCATTTTAGTTGGGTTTGATTCAATATACGACTAATTTTTGATTTTCTCAATATATCTTCTAACAACGTTCCTATATTTTTTCAGAATATCTGCAAACTCCGATACATTATACTTGTCTATGTTCATTTCTATAAAATCTATATCTGACATAGTTAGCGTAAATTCATTGATTTTTGATTCTGGAATCTCCCTATTAGGTATGCCGTTAATCTCATTCATAATATACTCGTATTGGCTCTTTACTCTGGTGTTGCCTTTTATGTCCCTCTGTACTCTATCTAGCCAATAGATAGCCGTACTATGATTTACACAATTTAACTCGCTTACGACCTCCTTTAGGGTAAATCCGTAATGATTATAAAGAATGTACCCAATCATTTGTCTGGCTCTGGTTACTTCCTTTAATCGTAAGTTGGTATTTAATATCATTTCGTAAAGTGCACTTCTATGTACCCTCTTACTCTGGAATAGTCGTGATGCCGTATGGCATAATTGTTTAGTTTCGTCTTTCATTTTGGTTTAAAAAAAGGGGGATTTTACTCCCCCATTAAATTATCTACTTGGTTTCTTTAAATCCTTTGGTTTTTCTACACTCTCTTTGAAGAAATCTGGATTTAGAGTTGTAATAGCTTCTATTACTGCTTTTGCGTCTGCGATGTTATAAACACCACGTTCTTGTGCTACTGCTACCGCTTGGATAAGTAGATTTGTTGCTTGTTCTGTTGTCATAATTAAAATGGTAAATCTGTTTTTTGGGGTTCTAAACTATTTGATAAATCTGGTGTCCAGTTATTTAGCTGTATTGAATGTGTCTTGCCATAGTTATCTGGCTCATCTCTTTGAATTATTGAGATTTTTAGGTACTTCTTACCTTCATACTCCGACCAATACTCTTCTTTTAGCTTATCGAAGCTAATTGTTGCGTTTACGATTTTAGGGTGCTTACTTTGTTTGCCATTCCCTAGATAAATTGTTTCTGACATTTTTATTTATTTAATTGTTAAAGATAACCCAACTCTTCCATATCTAGCTGGGGGATTAATTGTGATGATTTCGCCATCTTTATTTACGATGGTGGTTGTTTCTTGTAAAGATAGTAAAAACTTCTCTCTTCTTTTAACTGCGTCTTTGAGTTCTTCTAGTGCTTGTGTAAGGCTTTCCCACTCTGGGTCATTACAAGTAGAATAATCTATTCTAGCACCTAGAGTTTTCTGGACAATCTCTACATTATCCTTTATAAAGTTTTCGCCTCCGCCTAAAAATATCTCATTTTCGGCTATTGGTCTAGTATTATCTTCTAGCTTCTTTCCTAACTCTTGAAGTTTCTTTCCGATAATTAACCACTCTAAAGCACTTTGGTTTCCGTTGTCTATCTGGTCTAGTACCGCATTTGCGTACCACGATATTTTGCTTTTATCCAAAGTACTAAACTCTGGAAGTTGATGTAACATTAAGTTTATCATTAGAATTTCTCCTTTTTAAGTTTTACTGCTTCTAAAAATTTACTATCGGATTGGTGTTGCGGATATTGATTCCAGATTGATACTAAATCCTCTTTAGTTTTAGCTAATTGAATTGAGTAGATTGCTAGTTCGACATTGTCTAGTCTTGGTATCTCTGTACCTACATTAGTTGTGTCGCTATCTTTAGTATCGTCTATTGCGAAAAGTCCGTTTAGTGCATATTTTCGTGCATAACTCGATGACGCTCCCGAAACTTGACTGCCGTCCATACCTTTCTTACTTTCCTCTTCTCTAGCTACTCCGTTTACAGATAGTGTATCTACTCCGTCTGTTACAGATACTTTTGAGGTTACATAATATCTACCAGAGATTTCTCCGATGTCATCAGATATGTATAAAAACAGATTGTGTTTTTTAAGTAGTGGTTTTACTGATTCCAGAATGTCTTCGCAATTTCTGTATTTGTACTTACCAAAGTTATTGAATTGACCCTTTGGTGCTTTAAGTTCCGATTGGACTTGTATTAGTTTTTCAATTAGATTTTTCATATTTTTTATATTCTGTGTGTTCAAAATACCATTGTTCTTTTACTCCGAACTCGTTTTCGAATTCTATCTCTGCAAACCTCGTTCTTAATTTGGTTACTACACCTATAAGTCCGCAAGTTTCCGACCTTACCCCTTGGGCATTGGCGGTTATTTTTACTATTTGACCGACATCCATTTAATTAGTTTTGTTAGAAAAGTTTTTGGTTCTTGTTTTTTAGCATTCCATAAGATTTGTTCCTCGAACAATCTTAAGTACCTTAATCTGGATTTTTCTTGTGGTAATAATTCTATCATTATTTGTTTATTTGGTTCTGCAAGATACGAAATAGCAATAGTAAGCTAAAATAATTTTGCAATATATTTTATAACTTACTGAAAATGAGGCAAATAATTTTTAGTACCAGAATAAAAAAAGGGTAGCTGAATTAACAACTACCCTTAAAACCAACTAAACTAATGAAAACTAAAACAATCCCTTGGGAAGGATTCTCTTTGATACGATGTAAATCGCAATAACCAAAAGTAGAGCAATCGCTATATGTTTCCAAAGCAAGTTTTCAACAACCACTTGTTTCGTTTTAGTGATAGTTTTACTTACTGGAACGATAATAGTTTTTGGCTCACATTTGGCTTTAACCTTAATATAATTATCTCTTACCTTTTCAATAGTAACAAACATCTGGTTTGTGCTATCTTTTAGGTAGATAAATCTGTCTTCAAACTTTGTAATCGTATCTAATTTTACGACTTCTGGCTTGATAATAGTATCTCTTATAGTAACATACTCTTTTTGCGCTACTCTTCTAGAAAAGCAACTACTCAAAATAAGCCCCGCAGAGAGCATCAAAATAAATAACCTAGTAAATCTACGCATCTTTAGAAATAGTAAATCCTACGCCACCTAATGCGCCCCAGACCATTGTTAATCCTTGTGCGTCTATTAACTTAAAAAAGTATGCAACACCAAACACTAAAAAGAACACACCAACAAGTGATGTTTTCCAGTTTTCTTTTAGCAAACCTAATGCTTTTTTTAATGATTCCATACTTATAAATATAAATTTAGATTTTAGCTAACTGAAAATGCATTCCGTCTTTGCGTTTCCATACCCCGCCCCAGTCAAATCCAGCGTCTGTAAAGCACTTAACAAAACCAGCAGATAATTTAGGGGGTACATTTAATCCATTCTCGAATGCGTTTAAATCTACTGCAATACCCCACGAGTGTAAACTCATACTTGTTAATCCACGCATTTTACGAATGTTAAAGCATCCGTCCCACGTTTTTAATTCTTTAACATAGCCAGTAGTTATTAAATTCTGGAATGCTTGTTGTAGTGGCTTAACCATATCCTTGTTACAATAGATTCTTTTAGGGATTACACCAATCTCTAAATCTCTTGGCACATCCCACAAAGTCATATAATCATTTTTTTCCGATGGTTGCCCATACTTTTTTAAAGCGTCTTTTGAATAAATCATTTTATTTAGTTTTATAATATTCGTCTATTTTAATACCCTCTTTTTCTTCATTCTTCATAATCAACTGCACGTTAAATATAATTGCCGAAAGATGATCTTCCGACCTATCTCCAATTTCGTATTTAGCTAGATGCCTATGTAGGCTTTCAAGAGCAGTTTCGGTAGGTTGTCCCTTTTGCCAGTTATTTTTTCCGTATTTATTTGCACCGATACGAAGTAAATAACCAAATCGTAAACGTAGATATGCAGTTAAGTGATTTACCAATGGTTTATTGGTATCGTCATCACGTTGGCTACCACTTTCAAAAATACGTTTGGTATCTATTACGTTACTTTTATCTCCTATTGCATTAGTAAATGTATTTGATGCTGATGTTTGTTGCCACCATTCCATAGTATCTTTGCTTACACTCATCGTCTATGAATTATTTTTCTTAATGCGGTTCTAATTTCTTTTAACTCGTATTCTTTTACTTGTTTCAATTTCATCAAAGCGTCAATTTTTTTCTGCCTTGAAATTTCCTCTGCTAGTGCTTCCAATACTTTCATCTTATAAATACTCAATTTTTCTACCTAAATCCATTGGAATGTAAAAAGCATACTTTCCGTCAATAACTATTCCGCAACCTAGTGTAGGTTTTTTACTATATACTTTGCCGTATGCCATAGCGTATGCACGAACATCTACTCCGCAACCTACGTTCATACCGAAAATCATATCCCTATCACTTGCAGAATACATTACACCACCGAATGAGTGTATATGTCCAATCACTGTACTCTGTCTATTATCTTTTGCCCGATTCATTGCGCCCATTTGACCACTACTTCCAGTTCCGTGTGTGTAGATTACATCGTCAATAGTATGATTATACTGCCAGTCCCATCCGTCTGGATAGCCAAGTAATTCATTATAAGACCGCATCATAAATTTAGGTAATCCAGCGGTTTGTAGTTTTCTAAATGGTAGTGCAGAGTGATTGCCTATGCAACCCTTAACATCTGGAAATGCTTTCCACCATTGCTCGTGTTCTTTTCTGGCAATATCTAACTCTTCTCCAGCATTATATCCGTCTGGGTCGGATTCGTGATAGCTAATATTGTGAAAATCGGTGTCATCTCCAATATCTACTACTTGAGTTACTTGAAACTTATTAAAGGTTTCGTATATAAACTCGAAATAATCTGGATGTGTGAATGGTGCGTGTCTATCCCCGATAATACCCACCACATTTGAACTTCGAAGATTCTTGATTAAATCGTATTCTCCAGAAGTTAGTCTTGGTCTATATTCCATAGAATGTTTGTTAGTTAAGCAAACATAAATACAAAAAAGATATAAATGTTTATATGTTGAAAAATTACACGAAAAAGTGTTTTAACATATCTAGTATGGTATAACCACCAGTTAAGCCAAATCCTACCAGAAAGTAGTAAAAATGCTTAAACTTATTCTCGATTTTGTCGATTCTTTCTTGATTCTCGTCTGTTATTTTTTTGATGCCTTTCCCATAGTATTCGCTACCTAGAATAGCATCTTCAATATTCTGTACCTTATGCGACAAATCCCGCACTTCGGCAAATAGCTTATCTAAAGTCTGCATCTCTTTCTGTGTCATTAGTTTCCGTCTGTTAGAACATAATTGGTTGGTACGGCACATCTATCTGCGGTATATGGAAGAGATAGTGTAATATCTGCACTAACTCCAGCCACTAAATCGCTAAATCTCTCTGTAAAAAATTGTATTGATACATTATCTTCGATAGCAAATTCGAAATCAGCACTTCGTAATTGCGCTATTATATCTTGACAGATAAGCATCTGGTCGCTAATAACATTATCTATATTGCTATTATCCCCAAATACTAAATCCATAAATAAGATTTGTATGGATAAATTAAATTCCTTTCCGACAATACTAGAAGAACCAATAGTGCAATACATTAACGGATATGTAATGCTATCGCTTTCCCCTATTTCCCAAACATCGCCCCAGCCAAAATCATTTATCTCTAAATGGGCAGTTGCTAAATTATTTAGTAAGCTTTTTACTTGATTTATTGTCATCTTGTTTTACTTGTTGTAAATAAACCTTTAGTTTACCTACATTTTTATTCGAATAATCTTTTGCCATTAATCTCTATAATCAATTCCTAATGCACCGCCCTCGCTTTGATACATATCTGAATAGTTTTTGTAATTCTTTGGCATATCTCCTAAATAAAGACCAGTAGAATAGCTTGAACCATTCGGGTGTATCGTATCAACTCCGTTTCCAGCGTTGTTATATAGAGGGAATAGCGTAATATTTTCAATTAGGTAGTTAGTCATACGTTGTGCATACCACTCCGCCTTACTTTTAAATCTACTTTCAATATCAAATAGGTCTGACAACGATGGCACATCACTATTTTCAGAAGTTTTCTTTAATACGTTTTTATTTGTAAACTTAAATCCTAATGAAATAACCATTTCCGATGCTACATATAGGCATAGGCAATCGGTTACATAATTATCTAGCAAACCCTTATTCAATACACTTAAAGTATTAGACGCTATCTGCGTCTGTAACTCACGATATAATCCAGTACCTAAAATTGGCTCAAGATACATATCTTGCGCTTGTTTAATAGTAGGTTTAATCAACTTTGGGTCGATATTATCTTGCAAAAGGCTTCTATCCTTTAGCGTCTGCTCCGAAATGAATAATATATTTGCACTCATTTTATTTAATTAATACTTGTTCAACCCAACGATGTCTGCAATAAGGTGTAGTTACATCTGTTAAAGGATTATGATAAAATCCTCCTCTACGTTGCCATACTGAATAACCCAATCTCTGGCTAACTTGTTCTATCTCTGCTCTAGAATAAACTTTATTCATTTCAATAAGACCCTTACAAAAAGGTCTTGTAGTATCAATTACTGGTTTTCCAAGTGCTGGATTAACTTCGTACTTGTACTTAATGCTTATGTTAGCTAATGGCTTTACAACACCTCTCTGTGCCTTGCCCTCATTAGTCAATTCTCTAGAGATTACTACCGCATCATTTTTAGTAATCTCGCTTGACTTTAAAAAACCTTTTGCTTCTAGTGATGCTAAAGATGAATTTACTACTTGATTATCTATACTTAAAGCCTTTGCAATGTTTTCTACCGAAATCAAAGGGTCTTTTTTAATCAAATCTAGTATTCCAGATTGTGTTTTAGTGATTAAAACATCAATATCTGCAAACTCTTGATGTTCAATAGGGTTAAAATCAGCGTCAAATTGTACTCTTCTTGATTTTACCACTTGAAATTCTGAAGCATTTTCTCCAAATTCAGCAAAAACAGATAGTGCATACTTATCATCTTCCTCCGAAAACGCTTGTTTATTAGCACTTTGTTGTACAACATCTTGTACAACTGCTGGTTGTTCTAGCGGTTCAAGACCTAATTTCTCACGAATCTCGTCTTTAGTCATTACACTAGCCATAATATTTTCGCTAAACTCGAATCCTACTGGCTCTGTATCTTTAATGTAAAACTCTTGAGTAATACCAAAGAACGGAAGTATGTATTTTAAGTATCTTTCGATGAATTTCTGCTTACCATTGATATATGTATTCTGGAATATCTCGTATGCTTCTCTAATTTCGTTTCTTCCGCCTAATTGACCCTCTGTCTTGATACCAAACAACATCGGACTAGTTACCCTATGTCCAGAAAATATCTCTTGTTGTATGGTCTTATTTAACAAGTCGAATTGTGTGTCCAAATTAGACGCTGACAGATCAAGAATAGTAGGTGCTTTGGCTGGGTCGTTATTAAAGTTTAAAATAAATTTTCCAGCATTTGCTTCGCCAGCAAACTTCTCTTTCATTTTGCGTTCAATAGTACGTTGCTCTTCCTCACTAGGCACTCCATTATTAAATGAAATAAGTTTAGACGGCATCATACCATTGTGAATAGCATTTAAGTGAAACTCACTTACTGCAACATCTAACTCGATGTAATTTAAAGCACCTTGATAGCTTGGTAAAGTATAGGTATTTACAGCTGGTCTGTATTCTTTAATATATACAATCTGTTTTCCCTTTCTGTTGTTAGGGTCAAAACCCTCGACCATAATTAAATCGTTTGGTTTAGCCTTTAACTGCCATTCATCACTAATGTAAAAGCAAGTATTATCTGGATTTGAACGTACTTTACAATAATCTATATGATACATAGATATTGCGTCTCCAAACGGATTAAAAATAATTTCTATATAACAACCACCGAATGCTTCAATATCCAAAGACATTTTATATAAAATATCGTTAATATTTTCCAAAGAACGATTTATTGGCTTTTCCGCTAGATACTGATATTGCTCGTCTTCAAAGAAAATACCATTACCAGTAATAAAGTTAGCTTTACCATTAACAATAGCATTATGCTTTGCAGAAGTATTTAGCAAAGAAAGTAGGTGGTACGGATATTTATTGTCTTCTCCATAAGAAACCCACTCTTGATTCTTTTTCTCTACGAATTTCGGTTGAGAATACTCGCTAAAGTTAATAGTTATTAAATTGTTATCCATTATTATATCTGTTTAATCCTAATCTTATGAGTAATTCATCTACGATGTAATTATCATCTTTACCCCAACTTTCCAACTTCTCGTTATTAATAAATATACTTTGCTCGAAACAAATACAATTTTCTTCATCGCATAGCTGACAAATTATATTTATACCGCTTCCAAATAATTCGTACCTAAATGGAAGTATATTTAATGAGGTAATTTTTCGTGATAAACTACCTACTTTTAACTCTGTATCTTGTACTTTAATTTTCAAACAAATGTACGTTTTTTGTTATAAACAATTCAGCTGAAGTTATGTTTCTATTTATTGAAACACCCTCGATAGTCATCACATCTTTATTTGTGCTTGTCGCTAAATAAACGCAACCATCAATGTCAAAGATTTCATTAACGTACAATAAGTATTCTTCGCCAACACTAAATTGGTCGCCTACGTTTATTGTTTTTTCGTTAAATGTATATGTATTTAAAATTTCCATAATTTATTAAAGTAATCCAAACCAACCTTGATATTTATATGTATTTGTAGCAACTGCAGTTAATGTTGTACTTGCAGTCGGTGCGCCACTTCCACTATAATAAAAACTTGTACTATAAGTTCCGTTCAAAAAATAATCTATTGTTGCACCATTTGAACAAGTTATTGTTGCATAAAATGTATCTCCAGCATTTATTGTTACATTTACTAAAGATGTATCTGTTGTCATTGTTTGATACACATTACCATTTATATATATTGTAAATGTACCACTAAAACCAGTTGCAAATAATTCATATTGTAATGTAGCAGTAGCTGGTGCTGAAGCACCTTGCATTTTTATAGCCGAAGACAATAAATTTCCCATTATGCAGTTAAATTACCAATTACATACCAATCATCAGTTGCTCTTTTTACAAGAGTTACACCAGTATCTTGATTAGCGATTTTAAGTTGTCCAAGCTTACTTTGTGTTGTAACACCACTTGCTACTGCAATAGTTGTTTGACCAGCACCAAATTGTAATACTTGTATTTCAGTTCCTATTGGGAATGCAACACTTGCGTTTGTAGGTATAGTTAAAGTGTTTGGACTTCCAGATTGCATTTCTATAATTTTACTTGCATCGGAAAGTACAAGTGTATAAGTAGTACCAGTTTGTGCATTAAATACATTTATCTTTGGAACTTTTGCATCTAATTGTGTTTGAATTGCAGATGTAACACCAACTAAATAACCAACTTGTGTTGAAGTAGCACTTGATACTGCTACCTTACCACTTGCATCAGAAACTAATGCCCTACTTGCAGTTAAGTTAGAAGTAGTAATTGTAGTAGCACCACCAGTTATTGCTACTTGTTTAGCATTAAATGTAGTCCAATCTGTTGAAGACAAATATCCGTTTACGCTTGTTGTAGCAACTGGTATAGATATTGTATTTGTACTTCTTGACAATGGCGAAGAAAATGTTAAAGCACTTTCCTTTCCGTTAAATGTAGTCCAATCTGCTGAAGATAAAACACCTCTATTTGTAGCACTTGCAGTAGGTACATTAAGCGTAATTACTGGTGTAGTTGTTTGACTTACAACACTTGTGTTTAAATCAGTTCCAGTTGTTCCTAATGATAATGCACCTACACTTGTAACTGTACCATTACCTTTGTTATTAAATGTATTCCAGTCAGTAGAAGATAAAAATCCACTTACGCTTGTAGTAGCTTGTGGAATAGATATTGTATTTGTACTTCTAGATAAAGGAGATGAAAATGTTAATGCATTTTCTTTATTATTAAATGTTGAATAATCAGTTGAAGATAACAATCCTCTACTACTCGGTGAAGAATTTGGAATATTAAATGTATGTGAAGTACCAGTAGATGTAATACCAAAATCACTACCACTCACACCAGTTGCAAAAGTTTGAGTAGTACCAGTTAAACCATTTAATGAAGTAATACCAGTATCAGCAATAGTCCAACTTCTGTTTGCACTTAAATCAAAAGAAGTACCATTGATTGTTATAGTTCTAGTAGTAGGTACACCACCTAAACCAGCTAATGTGTAATTAGGAATATTTAATGTGTTTGTAACAAATGTAGATGCACCACTTGAACCAGTTGTAGTTAAAGCAATTGCACCTTGTTTACTATTAAAAGTATTCCAATCCGTAGAAGATAAATAACCATTTACACTTGTAGTTGCTTGTGCAATACTCATTGTGTATTATGCGACCTAACAACAATACCTACATAAACTAAATGATTTGGCGCATAAGGTTTAGTGCTTGTATATGTACCAGCGGTAGTAGGCGATAGGTATAATTGCGTTCCATTGGCATAGGCAATCGTATCTAAATCAGATAGTTTACCAGCAACAATGACATATCCATTATTCATATTGGTAATATCCGATTGTACAATTCCAAATGTTTGTGCAGATGTGCTATCTCCAGTTGCAAGTGCTTTTGCTATTGTAGGTAAATTGCCTTGACCACCATTAATGTATACAACGGTTCCTTTAGTTAATGTAGCGCCAGTATTATTATAAACCTCCGTAATTAATTTATCAGATGATAGGAAACTAGGGAATGTTTGTAATGCCCCAGTCCCGTCAATATATTGTGAAGCAATACCAGCTCCAGTTATTGCAATCGTACCATTTGCGGTTAAAGGAGAATTAGAAACACTAAATGCACTTGGCATAGATACACCAACGCTTGTTAAACCAGTATCTGTAATAGTCCAAGTCCTATTTGCACTTAAATCAAATGTAGTTCCGTTTATTGTTAGTGTTCTTGCGGTTGGCACTTTGTTATTAAAAGTATTCCAATCGGTCGAAGATAAATATCCGTCAGTTGTTGTAGTTGATTGAGTTATTGCTAATGTTCTATTAGCTGATAAAGAACCACCTCCAGTTAAAGGAGCAGTAGTAGATATTGTTCTTGATGTTGGAACACCACCTAAACCAGTAAGAGTATAATTTGGAATATTTAAGGTAGAACCAACTAAAGTAGATGCTCCACTTGAACCAGTTGTAGTTAAGGTTAAAGCGCCTTGCTTTGTATTAAATGTACTCCAATCGGTAGAAGACAATAAACCACGATTTGTAGCTGAAGCGGTCGGTAAATTTAACGTAATTGCACCATTAGATGTTAATGGAGAACCAGTTACACCAG